TGCCAACCTGCTTCCCTGGTGGTAGTGACGGTTTTTTCTTTTCATTAAAGCCTGCAACTATAAAAGAAGTTTATCCAACTACTAATGTATGTTGGATCAGCAATGTTACTAAGTTAAACTCTACTCAATGGAAGGTAGATTTTGGTTATGCAAACGGGCCTGGATGGGAAGGTGATACCGTACTGGTTAGCGGTTTGTTTTTTGAAATAGGATACCCAAGCAATAGCGGATCTGGTTTATATATAAGAGATTCAACTGATTTCACTACGATAACAACGAATTCTAATTTATTATGTTGCACTTACGCTGGGAACATTACGTTTACTGGGACTTATAATTTGCCGTCTGGAACTGTGGTGGCGTTTGGTAGATGGGATGATCCTAATGTTGTTGTTGAAAGATCAGGGAACACCATAAAGTGTACAAGCATCGCGCTAGGGAGTAATTACGTCACCGTTGACGCAACTGTTAACATGGATTTAGTTGTATTTAGAAGGCAGACTCCTGCTGCTGGCAATGCTGGATTGGTAATGAGGAATGCATCCGGTCAGGTTGTGTTCTCAACGGCACAAAGGCCGTTTGTTTTTGGTGGTACATTTAACATGGCTAATGGTAATCAATATATAGGCAATGCATTCGTTCCTATAGCAAGATACGGCGCGTTAACTGAGGAAAAAATAAATATGCACTATTATTACTATTACGGCGCAATAAGATCAGGTGGATACATTAGACCAAGCAGGGGGAGTCTGATAGTTGCAAGGACAAATGGGAGGGATGTAAACGCTATCGCTAACATTAATTACCCGCTGTTACCAGCAATGTATTGAAAAATAAAGCCCCTATGTAGGGGCTTTTTATTACCAGTATCCAAGTATTATCACGCCACCGTTCGGCAGATTAACTCTAACACCGTTATTGTTAAGAATTACGCGCCCGTCGCTCCTCGTCATGCTAAATGTTCCGCCGCCTTGAACAATAACACTACCTCTCACGGTAACGTTGTTAAATTCAGCTCTACCATCTTTATTAATCATCCACCCTGCGGATCCTGACGCGTAGTTAGATGATTGTATCTGCTGTGCGATCTTAGCACTTGTGATGGTTGCGTCTTTGATCCATGCGTCGCGTATATAGCAAGAGCCATTTTGAACGTAGAAAGGCGTTTGATATGTGCCGTTGGCGGCGGTCATTAGCACGAATCGGTCAACCAGGAAAATACACTGCGATTGAATGTTAGTTCCGCTACCTGTAAGGCCAAGCGACATCCCTGTAGCGTATTTCATGCCGTTGTCATCGGTGGCGATCTTAATTGAATATGACGCATCAACGTTACCTTTGAAATCGGTTAACGCTTTCGATGTCGTTTCTATCGCTGTTGTGTTTCCGTTAACGGTAACTGTCAACTGATCAATTTTGGTTGATAATGCCTCGTCTGCCGTTGACATGGCCTGCGACCATTCCGTGATGCTTGAGTTTACATCGTCGAAAGATGCCGATATTTGAACAAATTGTTCAGCACTTGATGCCTCGTGAGTTGCGAGCGCCGTTGATATATCTGTTATTTTTGCTGAAATGTTTTCATTAATATTGGCTTCAAGTGATGCTATAGCCTCCGCGCGGGCCTGGGTTTCGTCCGCTATTGCTGTGTCGATCCTTGCTATTTCCGCTTTTGTTTTTGTCTGGCCTTTCCTGTATTTTGCCTCAATAACAGTGCTCATTTTACTTTGCGCTATTGAGTTGTTGATAAGTGCAATCGAGGCGTTTTGCAGACTTGCTTTCGCCTGATCTATTTCGTCGCTGTTTTTATCAACCTCATTTTCAACAAGGCCAAGCTCTGCACTGATGCCTGATATTGCCTGGGCGCGCGCGCTTGATTCGTCAGCGATAGCTTGATCAAGTCTGCTAACGCTGGCGTTTGTGCTATTTTCAAGCGTGGTTAAATTAGCTTTAACCTCTGTTATTGCGTCGCTTCTTGCCTGCGTTTCGGTTGCGATTGCTTTGTCAACGCGGGCGATTTCCCCTTTGATGCTGGAGTCCATTGCGTTCATTTCTGCTGTAATGGTTTCCAGTGATTCCGCTGTCGCTTTTTTCTCCTCTGCGATAACGTTGTCAATGCGGTCAATCTGCGCTTTTGTTTCGTTGCGACCTTTCTTATATTGAGCGGTAAGAGTAACCCGCGTGTTAGTTTGAGCAAGCGAGTTATTGATTAGAGCAAGCGAGGCGTTTTGTAAACTTGCTTTTGTCTGTGCCAGTTCATTGTTAACGTTTTCGTTTGATACCTCTAATGAGTCTATTCTTACCTCATGTTTGCCTATTTCATCGGCGTTTTCTTCGACTTTTTTATAAAGGTCTTCGGTGTCTTTTTTAAGTGTATCTGTGTCAGCTTTAAGATCCTCTGTAGCTATTTTAAGGTCTTCGGTAGCTCCTTCTACAATATCAGTGCGATCACCAAGATCTTTAATGTCGCTAATCATCTCCTTGAATTGCTCTGATTCCATTACATCCTTTGTAACGTAATCAGTGATTTCGTCAAAATCCTCTGTTGGCTTACCTGATGCCTCGACGAAATCAGACACACCAAAAGCATTACGAGTGCGCACATAAACGTAATAAGTATGGCCCGTATTCATGCCGCCGAACGTCCACTGATACCCGCGCCCGGTAAACTGTGCCGACGTGGTTATTTTTGCCGGATCTGTGATCTGGTTTTCCCCTGCATAGTAGAATTCGTATGACGTATCGGTAGTAAGTGTGGTTTTGCTAATAGGGTAAACTGTCGCCTGGAATACACCGGGAACCCAATTAACGCCGATCGGTGCTGCTGGCGCACCGATAACAAGGTCAACGATACTTTCGGCACCCTTCATGCCAGTATCATTTCTTCCTCGAACTCCTAACGAGTACGATCCGGCATCAATACCGTAAAAATCATAACTATATTTATTGGTTTCGTAGCTTTTTACCACCGCACCATCCGTGTTATATATGCGGATCTCAAATGTCATGCGATGCGTAGTTGTCTGCGTTTCCCATGTTGCGCGGCATTGAACTGTTTCAGATCCGATGTTTACCACTTTCAGGTTTTCAATGTTCGGGACACGGAAGTGATTAAGCGTGTCGTTGTTGATTTCAAATATCGCGCCTTCATCGACTACCGCTTGTTTGTTCGGGTCATGTTGCGCTGCTTCGATGGTATACACGCTATTATTTTCGGTTTCGGCTACACTGGTGATCCGGCATAAAACGGGTTTTGCCGCTTCGGTGGATACAGCAAATACAGTACCGTTCCGAATCCATGCCGGGGCCGCCGCTAGTGTGATTTCGTTTCCGTTTACACCAGTAATCTGATGTTTTTTAAATTTGCCGTCGCTGTCGAGTAAGCTGATGGTGTCGCCTGCTGTGATATAGTCGCTGTCAACCTTATCGACCGTTATCACGTTTCCATTGTTCGCCACGATACGCCCACCTAAACGCGCACCTGCGCGGTTATTGTCGAGGATTTCGACTATATCCCCTGGCGTAAAGTGAATCGCGTCACGTGCCATTTTAAACGTGAATTTTGACGGCTCGCGTTTTGCTGTTTCTATAAGCCATTTGCCCGCGCGGTACGCTTGCCCGCGTGACGTACAGCCGAACGCCTCCATCGTGGTTTCGTTGTAACCATCGCGGGCGATTAGCTCATCATCTGCTACATACTCTTTTGACTGCTCCCACCCGTTTTCCGGGTCAGTCCAGGATACGATCACGGCGTTGTAGCATTCCGCACGGGCGATACTCGAACGAGTGAACGCGCCATCAACGACGTTTGCATTCGTAATGGTGGCGATTGGATCTTGCGGTGCATCAATCATTACGGTAAGACGTTGCCCGTCCCATAACGCGATACCCCTGAACATCCCGGCGATATTGTCAAGTAAGTCGCGGGCGCTCATTTGCTCTGTGATGTACGCATTAAGCGTCACGCGCGGCTCAAGGCCACCGTAACCATCATCGACCAACTGGTCGCAGTATTGAGAAAGCGTATATAATGCGCCGTCGTCAACGTCAATATAGCCAGCATGACGGGCAAGGCCGAAACGCTTGTTCTTAACCAGATAGCGGAATATCCAGGCGGGGTTATTACTGTATGCCTGTTTGAATCCGCCAAGCCATAAACCGGAATAAGTGCGCGTTTCCGGGTTATAGTTATCAGGAACATCAACAATCAGCCCGCGCAGGTGATAAGTGCGGGTAGGCGTGTCAGTGTACTGATCATGATCAATCACCGCGCCAGCTACAGCGGTGTGAGGATAAGACAAATTATCGTCGATTATTTCGCTGTAACTACTCCATCTCGTATCATTCTGCAATAGATCGCTTGTGCTATCGGCTGTTACACGGCGAACGCGAATATCGAAAGGTCTTTCATTTGGAGCGTTAATGACATGAGATTCGAGATATTCGCCGCTCTGCTTACCTGGGCCGATGGTTACGCTTTTAGCCAGCGACCATGCCGAAAATGAGGATGGTTTAACTTCAATCGCCATCGTTACGGATGTGTTATGTTGATTGCTTTGCTCGTCAGACTGCACAAGCGAATCCACGCCGATATTCAGGCGAACGCGGTTTACGTTAGGATCGGAAACAGTCCTGATTATTGGCGTGTCGTGAGTTACCTTAGCGTTAACAATAGTGGTTGATTCAATGCCGTTAAAACCGTTAATCGGAGATTGATCTAACGTGCCGTTACGCCACGCCACACTAACACCATGAACGCTTGTATTTCCGTTTGCGTCAGTAACAGGCGTGTCATTAAGCATCACGCTATTTAATGGCGCTTTTGTATTGACAGGGCCATAAATCGGCCCTTCTGAAATAATATCGAGTACACGATAAAACTGTTTGTGATAAAGGTTATCGTTTATTAATGTTGGTGTTTTTGCTTTACCACCGCCGCCGCTACTCATGGTTGATTCTCCTGTTAACTTACAACGTCTAAGGCGTCTTTATTGTTGGTTGTGTCTATACCTAACGATCCGACGTTTGAACCAACTTTCATTTCACCCAATAAGATAGGAACTGGTCTTCCCTGGCCCACCCTGTTTTCTACACTGGTGTAAGAATTGTTTGTGATGGTGTTATCCTGTGCGCTTTCAGACGATGTTTTCACTTTCATGTTGCGAGACATAAAAATAGAAAAAGCGACACTGACAACTGATATCCCAATCATAATCCAGCCGATCACGCCAATACCTGCAATACCACCCTCGACTATTGGCGCAATAATAACCGTAGTTCCATCTGGATATTTGCTATTGACCGCCGCTGGCGCGGTTTTTTCGTCGTAATCTTTCCCGGCAATTCGTAAGCGCAAAGGAGTGTTTAAAAATGCCTTTTTGAATTCCTGATTCTGCGCCGTCAATAAGCGAAGTCCTTGCGCTGGCGTTTCAACGTTTAAACACACTTTGCTGTAATATCTTCGAAGATTGCCCGTAAATCTAAATTTGAGCATTTATCAGATCTCCATATTGAGTGCGTTTGTCGAACATAAGCAGGCCGCATTTGCTCGCGGCGGCTTAATAATCCGGCATGGTCATGATGCAAAACCGTGTTATCACCCAGGTAAATCATTGCGTGACACGGGTCAGCGCCTTTGAATGGCTGGCGAATGATCACATCACCAGGCTGTATGCTTTGCGCATCAACCTGATAAAACCCGTTCAATGGCAGGTTTTTTAAATACAGGTTTTCACCGCGAAGCCACCAGCCATCAAGACGCTCGAAGTCCGGCAGGTCTACACCGCAAAGGTGATATGCGTCGCGGAAAAGCGCGTAACAGTCTGTCGTTCCGTGTACGAATTTACGGCCTAGCAGGTGCGCAACCGGACGGAATTTCCTGATCTTGCCGCCGGAATATAAAAACCAGGGTAGCCCGGAAATAACCTGTTGCTGTCGATCCCGCGCTGACAATACAGGAATATCATCAACGTGGGAGTGGAAAACGGCGGTTATAACGCCCAATTCGTCCGCTTTGATGTAATCGTCCGGCGAAATCTTGAAGCTGTTGTAAGGCGTTTCAGACACGTTAGCGCACGGGTAAAAATACTCGTCATCTATTACAAGTCCGCAAACTTCCTCAAACGGATGCGCGGCGGCATAACGCGACATTTTGTCTTCCATCCCCATGATTAACCTACCTTGCTGGAACCAGGGAAACAGGAGATCGGCAGTGCTGCCGGACGCGGAAAAC